TTGGATGCAAGATGTCCCTGATGTGGTGACTGGTTGGAACATTCAGTTCTTTGACATCCCATACATCTGCAAACGCCTCAACAGGGTTCTTGGAGAGAAGTTGATGAAGCGATTCTCCAACTGGGGACTTGTTACTGAGGGTGAGGTGACAATCATGGGACGCACCCACCCAGTATTTGATGTTGGTGGATTGACTCAACTTGATTATCTTGATCTGTACAAAAAGTTCACATATAAAGCACAAGAATCATATCGTCTTGACTACATAGCTGAGGTAGAACTAGGACAGAAGAAACTAGACCACTCTGAGTTTGAAACCTTTAAGGATTTCTATACAAAAGGGTGGCAGAAATTTATTGAATATAACATTGTTGACGTGGAACTTGTTGACCGATTGGAAGACAAGATGAAACTGATTGAACTTGCCTTGACAATGGCTTATGATGCCAAGGTAAACTATGCTGATGTTTTTTATCAAGTTCGTATGTGGGATAATATTATCTACAACGATTTGAAGAAAAGAAACATTGTCATTCCACCTAGAAACAAGTCGCAGAAAAATGAAAAGTATGCAGGTGCCTATGTCAAGGAACCGATTCCAGGAAAGTATGATTGGGTTGTTAGTTTTGACCTCAACTCTCTCTATCCTCATCTTATTATGCAGTACAATATTTCTCCAGAAACCCTCCTGGAGGAACGACACCCAACAGCTTCAGTTGAGAGGATACTTAATGAGGAAGTGAACTTTGAAATGCATAAGGACTATGCAGTCTGTGCTAATGGTGCAATGTACCGCAAGGATGTTCGTGGGTTCCTGCCAGAACTCATGGACAAGATGTATAATGAGCGAGTAATTTTCAAGAAGCGAATGCTTCAGGCAAAGCAGCAATATGAAAAGACACCAACTAAAGCATTGGAGAAAGAGATCGCCCGCTGTAACAACATTCAGATGGCTAAAAAGATTTCACTCAACTCTGCTTATGGTGCAATCGGTAATCAGTATTTCCGTTATTACAAACTGGCCAATGCGGAGGCGATTACGCTTTCTGGTCAAGTCTCTATCCGTTGGATTGAGAACAAAACGAACGAGTATCTAAATAATCTGTTGCAAACAAAAGATACCGACTATGTTATCGCATCAGATACTGATTCGATCTATATTAATTTCGGACCTCTTGTTGATAAATTTTTTAGTGCTAAGTCTGGCGACAAAGCAGCAGTTGTTTCCATACTTGATAAGATCTGCCAAGAGAAACTGGAACCTTTTATTGAACGTTCGTATGAAAAACTTGCGTCGTATGTTAATGCGTATGACCAAAAGATGCAAATGAAGCGTGAGAATATTGCTGATCGTGGTATCTGGACTGCGAAGAAGCGATACATTCTCAACGTATGGAACAGTGAGGGTGTCCAATATACGGAACCTAAACTCAAAATGATGGGTATTGAGGCCGTCAAATCCTCAACACCAGCACCTTGTCGTCGTATGATTAAGGATGCACTGAAACTGATGATGAGTGGCACTGAAGAAGATGTGATTGACTTTATTGATAAGTCACGCGCAGAGTTTAAGAAGATGCCACCAGAGCAGATCTCTTTTCCGCGCTCTGTTTCTGATGTTCAGAAGTACAAAGGTTCTTCTGAAATCTATGTAAAAGGAACACCTATTCATGCACGTGGTGCCCTTCTTTATAATCATTACATCAAGGATAAAAAACTCACCAATAAATATTCACTCATCCAAAATGGTGAGAAGATCAAGTTCTGTTATCTGAAGAAACCAAACATTTTGCATGAGAATGTAATCTCTTTCATTCAGGATTTTCCCACTGAACTTGGTCTTGACAAATACATCGATTATGACCTACAATTTGATAAATCATTCCTTGAACCACTTAAAATTATCCTAGACTCTATTGGATGGAGTGTAGAAAAAACCATTAACCTAGAACTCTTTTTTGCCTAAATGGAACTACCTATCAACGATAAAGAACTTGCTACTATTGTTAGCGCATTACGTCTTGGAGGTGACGTTGCCTTGTATCAAAAGATGTGTAGAGTCGTAGAATCTAGGGGAAATACTGACAACAAAGATAGCACACAATTTGGATTTGTAATGTAATGGATTTTTTAAAAGAAATTGTAAAAGAAATTGGTGATGAATACACCCAACTCGCCTCAGACATCGACGACACAGAGAAGTTTGTGGACACCGGTTCGTACATTTTTAACGGACTTGTATCAGGTAGTATTTTTGGTGGTGTATCTGGGAATAAGATTACTGCCATTGCTGGGGAGTCTTCTACTGGCAAGACTTTCTTTAGTCTCGCTGTGGTTAAGAATTTTCTGGATAGTAATCCTGATGGTTACTGTCTGTACTTTGACACTGAAGCAGCAGTTAATAAGTCTCTTATTGAAAGTCGTGGAATCGACCTAGATAGATTAGTTGTTGTGAATGTCGTCACCATTGAGGACTTTCGTAGCAAGGCACTGAGAGCAGTAGACATATACTTAAAAAAATCTGTAGACGAGCGCAAACCCTGTATGTTTGTGTTAGACTCTTTGGGAATGCTTTCCACCGAGAAGGAGATTACCGATGCTCTGAACGATAAACAAGTTCGCGACATGACCAAATCCCAACTGGTCAAAGGTGCATTCAGAATGCTCACTCTAAAGTTGGGGCAAGCAAACATTCCACTCCTAGTAACAAACCACACCTACGATGTCATCGGTTCTTATGTCCCTACAAAAGAAATGGGAGGAGGCAGCGGCCTCAAGTATGCAGCGTCTACGATCATCTATCTCAGCAAGAAAAAAGAAAAAGATGGAACAGAAGTGGTCGGCAATCTTATCAAAGCTAAGACTCACAAGTCGCGTCTGAGTAAGGAGAATAAGGATGTTACAGTGCGCCTTTATTACGATGAGCGTGGTCTTGATCGTTATTATGGTCTTCTTGAACTCGGTGAGGTTGGCGGACTTTGGAAAAATGTCGCAGGTAGATATGAAATTGATGGAAAGAAAGTTTATGCCAAAGCAATCCTTAAAGATCCAGAACAATACTTCACTCCTGAAGTGATGGAGAAACTTGACGAGATTGCAAAACAAGAGTTTAGTTACGGATCATGATTAACATTTTTGGTGAGGAGGAATTTAGACCAATAGTTAGATATTGCAAGGAAATTCCTGAATATCTTGTCTCTAAAGATGCCAAAGTTTTTAGTGAAAAAACTAATAAGTTTAGATCTCCCTCCTCGGTGTGGAGATATAGTGCATCTGGAGAAAAAACATTAGTCAAACTGAAGGTTGATTTTGATATTCCCTCTGGATACTACTCAGACTACTCTTTCAGAAAACGGAGAGAAACTGATAGTAACGAACTGATTAGCATCGCACTTCATCGAGTTGTTATGGAGACATGGAGGCCGATAGATGAATATCCTCCAGAGCAGTTAGAGGAAGAGTGGTTTGAAGTAATCACTCCAGACATGGTTGGCCAACCACGTATTCCTCCTAATACCAGACAATGGGTAAGAGATACTGCCTTGGTTGACCATAAAGATGATGACCCTTCAAATAATCATGTAGATAATCTGCGTTGGGTGATTCCAAAAGACAATGAACCAAACAGGAAAAAGCATGATCAAGGTTCTTAAGACTGGAATTAATGTCGATAGAGTAGTTCAACAACTAAAGAAGTATCCACTGGACTGGGACCATCAGAAACATCTGAAGGATTCTCAGTCCTTAGTTGATAGGGGGTTCTCTGACTTGCCAGTCAGCGCACTTCAACTTATAATGGGAGGTGTCAATCACAAAGATGATTTTGTGGGAGACTCTGAGATAAACGTAAAGACACCAGCATACGCTCATCATAGCGAAATCAGAAAGATCATACGCAAGCACTTTAAGAAAGCAGAAATTCATAGATGCGGTTTTCTTTCACTTCCTGTAGGAGAGATTGTTGGTGCTCATATAGATGAGGGAAAGTACTACTTAACACGAAATAGGTATCATCTTTCTATTTTGGGTAAGTATCAGTATTTTTGTGGCGGTGAATCCGTCATTGTGGAACCAGGAACTCTATTGTGGTTCAATAATAAACTGCCCCACGGAACAGTGAATCTGGGGGATGAAACCAGAATAACATTTGTATTTGACATACCACATGGACAAAGTTGAAATTCTAATCCTGCGTAATCTTCTTTATAACGAGGAATATCTTCGCAAAGTAATCCCTTTTATCAAGGCAGATTACTTTGAAGATCCTCATCAGAAAGTGGTGTTTGAAGAAATCCTGAACTTTGTTAATGAATATAATCAACCAACAACAAAAGAAGTTCTTCATATCGAAGCAGAGAAGCGTCAAGATATTAATGATAGTGCATTCCAAGAGATCACTAAACTGATCAGTTACCTTGAGGATGTTCCAACCGACTATGATTGGTTGCTTGACACCACAGAAACGTGGTGTAAAGATCGTGCTATCTATCTTGCCTTGATTGAGTCTATTGCTCTTGCTGATGGTAAGGATGATGCAAAGGATCGTGGTGCTATTCCCAGCATCTTGTCCGATGCACTAGCAGTGTCTTTCGACACTCACATCGGCCATGATTATCTTCAGGACTATGAAGAACGATACGAGTCTTATCATCGTCAGGAAGACACCATTCCCTTTGATCTTGAGTTCTTTGATAAGATCACTAAGGGTGGATTGCCAAACAAAACATTGAATATCGCACTTGCTGGCACAGGTGTTGGTAAGTCTTTGTTCATGTGTCATTTTGCATCATCTGTCTTGCTTCAAGGTAAGAATGTCTTGTACATCACATGTGAGATGTCTGAGGAAAAGATTGCGGAGAGGATTGATGCAAATCTTTTGAATGTAAATATTCAAGAGATCACTGATCTTCCCAAAGTAATGTTTGAGAAAAAGGTGACAAACCTTGCACAGAAGACGCAAGGAACTCTTATAATCAAAGAATACCCAACCGCATCTGCACACAGTGGACACTTTAAGTCACTTCTTAATGAACTTGCACTTAAGAAGTCATTTAGACCTGATATTATTTTCATTGATTACCTTAATATTTGTGCTTCCCAAAGGTATAGGGCGGGCAGCAATGTCAATTCATATACTGTTGTTAAAGCTATTGCTGAAGAACTTAGAGGGTTGGCTTGTGAAGCAAACCTCCCTATCGTTTCTGCCACGCAGACCACTCGTTCTGGTTATGGTAGCTCTGATGTTGAGCTTACTGACACTTCTGAGTCCTTTGGTCTCCCTGCTACTGCTGATCTTATGTTTGCCCTTATTTCTACAGATGAGCTTGAGGAGTTGGGACAAATTATGGTGAAGCAATTGAAGAACCGATACAATGATCTTAATATGAATAAGAGATTTGTTGTTGGTGTTGATCGTGCCAAGATGCGTCTGTATGATTGTGAGCAGTCAGCACAAGATGATATTCTTGACAATGGTCAGGAAGAAGAGTATACTTATGAGGAACAAAAACCAAAGAAATCTTTTGAGGGATTTAAGTTTTGAACGGGCACTATTCAGTATTTGATCCCACTGGCAAAAAGATTGCTGATTGTGGAACTTTGAGAGATGCAGTATCTCTTGTAGGTATGCGTGGAGAAGGACACTACTACACATTCAAACCTCATCTTGGAGAAATCGTTGATGTAAATACGCAGCAACAACTTCCCACAAAAGATATTGTTGTCAATATGGATGGAGGTGTTGGTGGCAGTTGGGAAGAAGTTCCTTATATTGAAGTAAACGGACAAAAATTACAACTACAACAATCTGAATTACCTAAAGTAGACCTATGACTAAGACAATTGATGCTAAAAAGTATATTGAGTTTGTGCGAGAGGTGACTAGTGCTCCTAGTTTGGACTATCCTGTTCTTGCAGCACGCTTGAGTGAACTTGAGGCAAATGGTGCTAATGTCACTCAACTGATGACTGCTGCTCTTGGTCTGAGTGCAGAGGCAGGTGAGTTCACTGAAGTTGTCAAGAAGATCTTTCTTCAAGGCAAACCATATGATGAAGATAATGTCTTTCATATGAAGCGTGAACTGGGTGACATCTGCTGGTATCTGGCACAAGCATTTATGGCACTTGATACTTCTTTTGATGAAATCTTGATGATGAATTATGAAAAGTTGAGTGCACGTTATCCAGATGGCACTTTTGATGTATACTGCTCTGAAAATCGTGCAGAAGGAGATCTGTGAAAGATTTTAAAATCCCCTTTGCTATCGTATCTTTTCTGTTGGTTCAGGGTGCGGGTGCTGTCTGGTGGTCCTCACAAATAGATGGACGAGTCAAAACTCTAGAGGAGCAGAGTCTAAATATTGCCAAAGAAAATCGTAGGTACATTGAACAAGTAATTCAACCTTCCTACGGTATCAATAAAAATTGGAAAAATCAATACCATGATGAATGGGTTCTAAAAGGAGGTTGGAAATGATTAAAGTTGAAATGGAACTGCGTCAAGCTGCAGCAGTGCGTGAAGCATTGTTTGAAACTACAAAGGCGTTCACTTATGATGAAAAGTGCACTCCCACACGAGTTAATGAAATTCGTCAGGTAATTGTTGAACTTGACAAACAGATTGAAACAGAACTAGAAGTAGAATCTGTAACATCTGAATGACCCTTCGGGGTTCACGGGGTTATAGCTCAGTTGGTAGAGCGCCTGCTTTGCAAGCAGGATGTCAGCGGTTCGAGTCCGCTTAACTCCATTCTAAATAATTAA